TATGAATACCTTTACAAGAATGTAAAGCGTACAAAACTTATTAACTTATTGGTTAATAAAAACATGAGTCTAGGTTTCTGGATTCAAGAACTTTCCAACAATGCAATTGTTGAGAATAGATATCGCCCTGCAACTGGTGCGATGACCTATCAAATGATAGGTACTAGCTACAAAGCTAGTGATTTACCTAACTATCTATCTACTCAAAGAGTAGCTGTTTAGTTATGAATGAATCAAGAATGACAGCTGCATTAGATGCACGCTTTGACGATCTCGAAGAGATCAAAGACGTAGCCAATCACGGCTGCGAAGGTGGTGTTTCTGATTTTATTTACTACTCGGAAACTCGTGAATTCTTTAACGAGTACGAAGAGGAAATAGAACAAGAACTCTACGATATTTATGGTGATGATTGGTTCAGGGAGATAGCTTGTCTCCCTTCAATTACTGATACAATCCAATTTAAAAATCATTGTGTCTGGGTGATAGTTGAGATTTATTGTCAAGCAAAACTAGAAGAACATGAAATGAATTCATTAGTTGCTAGATGTAGGCTTTAAGTCTTACTTATACACCTTAGTATATAAATAGTGGTACTAATCATGCCACTATTATATATTTTTCCACACTCACGGACGCACACTCACGTGTCTCCACACTCACACGCCACACGTGTGTCTATACACAGAAGTATATATTTTTTATTTTTTTCATGGACGCAGGCGTTTTTGTTCAAGGACGCAGGGACGCACATGGACGTGGCAGTCAAGACCTAACAAGGTACCAGCGACTTAAGACCACACGAACTCAAGGACGTTGCTGACTCCGAACAGCAAGGACGGTTCGATTCCGTCCAG